ATTAAATTATTATTAAGAATTGAAGGAGATAACTAATGTTTAACAACCCTTTAACTGGATATATAGTATGTCTTGGTATTGTAGTAGCTGTTTTAGTATTGGTATATTTGAAAGCAACTGGATTTACTATAGGATAGGAGATGACTAATGAGTTTATATATTCAACTACGAGATGAATTATTATCTTCTGAAGAAGAACTTACTGTTCGTCAATGCTGGATCGAAGCCGACTGTATTGAACTCCATGAAAGTGGTTTTTCTTATCTTAGTACAGAGTCTGGTGACTGGGAACATATCGTTCAAAAAAATAAAAAGTTTTATTTGTTCCCTCTTCACTATAATTTAGGATATGATTTTCTATGGATTAGAGATAGGTTAATGGATGGTTGTAAATTAGGAGCTAACAAATGACTGATAAAAAGTGGGCTATAATATGCGACTGTGCATGGTGCAATGGTGAGGGTGAAACCTACGGCAATGACCCAAGCAAGAAGGCAGAAAAATGCAGGGAATGTGAGGGTCATGGGATAGAAGAGTTCTATGAAGACGCTGATGAATACGAGAACGAAGAAGAGGTACGAGAAGATTACAAAGAGAAAGACATACTGTTCGTAGCCCTTGTAGATCGTGCATGGGGAAGTCCAACAATAAGCATGGAGTAGATCATGAAAAAGAAAAACATTAAGAAAATAAATACTTATGCTAAAGATTTAGAAGAGCCTAAGTACAGGCAACGTGTAGTACCCAATAAGAAAAAGTACAAACGTAATAGGAGAGAAGACCATGAGTGATAGAACAGTAGCTGTTGAAGGTTGGGATCAACTTGAATGGTTGATGAGTGATAGATGGGACATGACACTACGCCAAGCATTAGAATGTATGGTTAAAAATAATCAAGACATGAAATTTCTTAATGATATTAAAGGTTTACATGTACTACAAGTAAAGGAAAAAGATCATGAGTAATATACACGACGGTAGTTTTGTAGATGAGTACAGTAAAATTGTTGGCTATAAAATTGTAGGCATTGCCCAAGATGACAGTGACCCTGATGAAATTTGGGAAGGTTTAGTTTTATTGAAGGGAACTAAAAGAAAAATTGCATGGATTCAGCGTGACCCTGAAGGTAATGGCTCTGGATTTTTATCCATAGAAGATAGGATAGTCGAATGATTATATGTTGGTGGAGTGCTGGTGTGACCAGTGCAGTAGCAACTAAACTTGCCATTGATGAATTTGGTGTAGAAAATGTACGGCCTATGTATTTTCATATTGATTCTGCACATGAAGATAATGTAAGATTTAAAAAAGAATGTGAAGAATGGTATGGTAAAGAGATTGAAGTATGGCAAGCCAAAGGATATAAAAATCAGTTCGATGTTATCTTAAAAGATAAGTATGTTAATGGACCGGGCGGTGCTAGATGTACTTTAGTTTTAAAGAAAAGAGTACGCCAAAAAATAGAAAGAGAAGTTGACTATGATGGTCAAGTGTTTGGCTTTGAATATTCCAAGAAAGAAATTAACAGGGCCATTAGATTTGGAGAGCAGTACCCAATGTCCAAGCCTTTGTTTCCCTTGATTGAACGTAAGATGACCAAGCCAGAGTGCCTTTATTTTTTAGAGAGTAAAGGTATAAAACGCCCTGAGATGTATACGCTAGGCTACGGTAATAATAATTGTATTGGTTGTGTCAAGGGTGGGATGGGGTATTGGAATAAAATAAGAAAAGATTTTCCTAGTGTGTTTAAAAGAATGTCTGAAGCTGAAAGAGTAGTTGGTAATTCTTGCATAAGAAATAAATTTTTAGATGAGTTAGACCCTGATGCCGGAAGAGAACTAAAGGAGATAGCCCCCGACTGTGGTAACTTTTGTGACATAGAATTTCAAGAGTTATTACATCCAAGATTAGATGAAATATTTTCTGAACCAAAACAACTTAGGTTATTATTAGGAGATGAACATGAGTAACATACACAATGATGCCATCAAGGAAATGCTATACGAAGCAGCCTTGACAAGTCTTATTGAAGGTGGTAAACCTGATAATGAAGAGACTGCTATTGAGGCAGTCAAAATAGTTAACAAAGAGTTTGAAGAAAGGGAAGGATACTGATATGAAAAATCCATTTGGTAAAAGTACGACACAAGATAAGCCCTATGCTGTATACAAGAATGACTTTGGTTGGGAGTGGCGTGTGTTAAAAACATACCAACGTCCTGATAAAGAGACAGGCAATAAGTATGCACGATGGTTTGTTGCGGCTACGTCACCACACATGAACAATGGTGACTATGAACTGGGTGACACCTACATTGCTGACATAATGGGACCAGCACAAGGCTACTTGCAGTCAGCTACTGATGAATGGAAAGAACATTACAAAGGAGAAGTACAATGAGATTACCTGATGGGTGGCTGTCTCCCTACGATTGGGAGCTATGGATGGAGAATACTTTAGATGAAATGCCATCATGGTATAGTAATGTTAACTCAAGAGAAGATGCTTATACTAACTATATCAAAGGGCTTACTGATTATGACACAACAAATCGAAGAAAAGAAAGGTTAAAAAAGTGTCTATAATTATGTACTTAATAATACTTCCTATTATAATTGAAATTATAGTTGCATAGTATAAGATAGTATGATATAATATAAGGATGAAGACAATGAAGAAACTACCTAAAGACTTTTGCGAGTGGCTGTTTGGTATAATGGACATACCATTCTCTAGGCAAATGGATTGGAAACTTAAACATCAACGATCTCCAGAGGAGAGAGAATATAAAAATGTTAATCGTTATACAAGGGCAGGTAAGAGTGGTAAGTTTATCATGTGTCCTCACTGTCATGCTGATACCCGTGTCTATCATTTCTCATGGGCTAACATGACTTGTAATAATTGTATGACATCTGTTGATAAAAATGATTGGCTTGAAATTGATTGGAAATACTGATGGATAAATATAATTTTAAATCTCACGATGAAGTGCCTACTTCTCTAGCAGATTATGTAGTAGATGTATGCGTCTTCTCTGGACTAGAAATAAATAGCTTGACAGATATTAAGTTATCTGATATAAACGGTTTTCTAAATGGTTATGAAGAACATTGGATGGAGCAAGAAGAATGAGTGTAGTAGAGGGTAAGGTATGGGGTACAACGATGCCCCTTATCCAGCGTCCTATGTTAGAGGTGCATAGTATCTTTGTTAATTCTGGTGGCTATTGTTCTGAACATAAACATCAGTCAAAGATCAATGCCTTCTATGTAGAAGAAGGTGAGCTTGAAATACACCGATGGAAAGACTATGACTTGGTTGATGTTACAATTTTATACAATGAAGATGTAGCTATAGTTCCGGCTGGTGAGTACCACATGTTCAAGGCTAGAAAGGATACAAAAGCACTGGAAATATATTGGTCTGAACTATCTCTGAATGATATAGAAAGAAAAGTAGTGGGTGGTATAATAGAAAAAAATGTTCCACTCATGGATGACTTTGGTAAAGTATTTAATTTAGATAATCTACAAGAGGAAAACTAATGTCTGTAATAATGGAAGTATCAAAGCAGAGTGGTAGTCCTACATTAATCATGAAGGAAGACTATAACTCCCTAGATTTTTCAGAGAAGTTACAATGCTTAGTATCAATACGTACAGCTATTGAAAAAGAAATAGCTTTTACTGAGAAAGATTTAAATAAATTTATTGGTAAAAGAAAGTTTGCTTAATGTTTGTCATAGTTCAAGACATTATTAAAGAAGCGCATAAAGATATAGATGACTTTGATTGTTTTGATTTACTCACAACACCAACAGGCTTTCCAATGAAGTTTCCTACAGAGGGAGAAGCAATAAAGTTTTTAAGTAAATTGGGTATTGAAGAAGCAACAAGTTTAGAAACAGGGGAGATTAGAATTGACAGAGTTCACTGAAGAGTATAATGGTTTTGTATCTCAATTACACAGTAATATTAGTAAGTTGAAAGTACAGCTAAGAGAATCAAAAGATACTATTAAACAACTAAGAAGAGAACTATCTGTGGCACGACAAGAGAATGGTATTGGTAATTCATGGGCTGAGTTGGATGACGGCAGAGATAATTAATTTTTATAAGCACTGGAAAGAAAGACAAGAGACACTAAGAAAATCTCTTGGATATCCCGGTGATCTGTGGTACATGATGCTTGACAATGGCTATGAACCTACAAACATTGATGATGTCAAACAATTTATAGAGGACTTTGAAGATGGCTAAGAATTTTTGGCAGAAAGACAGGGCAATCTTATTTAAAAATTTTGTGCGACAGTACAAAGAAGAAGGCTATAACGTAAAGGAAGCGAGGCAGTTAGCCAAGATTGAGATCAACGAAGTCATGGCAGACAAAGAAGACTTTGTAGATAATCTTTGGAAAGAAACTTTTGAAGATGTATAATCTAATCTACAAAGATAATATAATAAAAAAATATAAAACTAAACGTGAAGCGCAGAAAGAACTTGACGACAGGGCTAGTCTGTGTTATATGTTAAGAGTAAAACCTTCTGAAGCATATTCAATTACGAAAGGAAAGACCAATGCAACCAGAAGAAAGCGGATACAAAGGTCCATGCAATAACTGTGGATCATCTGATGGCAACCATCACTACCCTGATGGGCAGACACATTGTTTTGTATGTGAAACCCATACATTTCCAAAGGAAGTAAATACTATGGCTACAGTACAACCGACACACTCTAACAGTCTTAGCTCTACAAGACTTGCTGAGTACAATGATATACCTGATCGTAAGATCACAAAGGATACAGCTAAAAAATTCAATACCCTGACAAAGAAGAAGGGGTCAATGACAACGCATCACATCTATCAGTACTATGATAGTAAAGGTAATCACATTTGTAATAAGGTGCGTGACACTGCCAATAAAAAGTTCTGGTCTGAGGGTAGCATGACTAATGCTGGTCTGTTTGGTCAGAATGTATTTACTCAGAAGGCAAAGTTCATTACCATTACAGAGGGCGAGGTAGATGCTATGTCTGCCTATCAGCTAATGGGTTCTCAATGGCCTGTTGTCTCACTCAAGAACGGTGCGGCATCAGCGGTATCAAACTGCAAGCAATCGTTTGAATACCTAAATCAATTTGGTAATATTGTATTGTGTTTTGATAATGACAAGGCAGGTAAGAAAGCAGCTAATGAGGTCGCTGAAATCTTTGAGCCTAATAAGTGCCGGATCATGCAACTTGACTTGAAGGATGCCAATGAGTGCCTCAAGGTAGGCATGAGGTCAGAAGACTTTATCAATGCTTGGTGGGCCGCAAAACCTTTTACTCCTGCTGGCATTATCAATCTACATGATCTTGGTGATAGCCTCTATGATGAAAGCTATTGTGAGACTTGTCTGTACCCTTGGTCTAATCTCAATGAGAAGACCTATGGTATGAGGACAGGTGAGCTTGTCACGTTCACCAGTGGGGCTGGTATGGGCAAGTCAAGCATCATGCGTGAACTCATGCACCACCTCATGATGAACACCAAGGATAACATTGGTGTGTTAGCAATGGAAGAGAGCATTCGCAACACAGCCTTCAACATCATGAGTGTTGAGGCTAACGCTAGGCTCTACATCAAAGAGGTACGTGATCAATATACCAAGGAACAGTTACGTGAGTGGCAGAAGAAAACTGTAGGCAGTAAAAGGTTCTTTGCCTTCGATCACTTTGGTTCAATCAGTAACGATGAAATCCTAGCCCGTGTACGCTACATGGCTAAAGCATTGGAGACTAAGTGGGTGATACTAGATCACCTTAGTATCTTGGTATCCGGTCAAGAAGATAATGGTGATGAACGTAAGTCAATTGATATTCTAATGACTAAGTTACGGTCTTTGGTGGAGGAGACAGGCATAGGCTTGCTGCTTGTCAGCCACCTGCGAAGGCCAAGCGGTGATCGTGGTCATGAGGATGGGCGTGAGGTATCTCTCTCACACCTACGTGGCTCTGCCAGCATTGCACATCTAAGTGATGCCGTCATAGCCTTGGAACGTAACCAGCAAGCAGACGATGAACAAGCTGCCAACACCACCACCATACGTA